GCGTCGGAGGAGGTGTTATAGGCGGTGGAAGACGTTGTGGTCGTAATGGTCCCGACTATGCCCCCTGTGCTTGTGTCGTAAAATCGGACACGTTGCCCCGCCCCGCCGTAGTTGTACCACTCACCCGAGCCGTAGAAATTGCTCCCAGCATCAGTGTTTGCTGCCGTTGCCGATGTCCGGCCCAGTATTAAGTGGCCGCTGGCATCGAGGCGCATTTTCTCAGCGTTGCCCGTGCCAAAACGAATAACATTAGTAGCTTTATTTATTAACGAAATAACGTCGCTGCTTTGGAGCAAATACCCGTTTGCTAACTGAACGCCGCCGGAGAGGTAGAGGTCTTTGAAGCGTGCGCCAGAAGAGCCTAAATCAATAGCGTTATCAGTATTAGCGCCGTCAGAATCGCACGGGCGAATTAGTGTTGAGTCAAATTGCAAGCCACAATCATTGTCGTCGCTAATGTACAACCTATCCGATACATAGACACCAATCGACCCCACCGTGGTGCCGTCTTTTTGAAAACGAGCAATGACACCATCTGACGTAAGGCGACGGAGATTTAGTGCTACATCCCCATCCACTGTATGCGCAGCAAAAGACCCCGAGCGCAGCTCATGTCCTTCTAAGCTTGTGTCAACGGTTGTCTTCCCCACCAGCAGGTTGCCGCTGGAGTCGATGCGCATGGCTTCGGAGGCGTTAACAGTAAATTGCATACTGTTATCAGAATGTGAATAAAGCAATCGACCCACATTTCCATCATCTGGATCGCCAAACTCAATAAAAGACGATGACGCGTTACCTGCATTAATTTGAAGTTTTGAGTTACCTGTGGAGGTAAAGAATACCTCTCCGCCGTCTACATGGAGGTTTCCAGAAGGCGAAGTCGTCCCAATCCCGACGTTGCCGCTGGAGTCGATAGCCAAACGATCTGACCCCCCGGTGCGGATTACAGCAGTACTTGCAGCGCCTCCACTAGCCCCGAAATCAACAGAACCACCTGCTGCACCTATCGTTCTAATAAGAGCAGAACGTGACGAACCAGTGTTTTGAACCTTAAGAAGCTCCCAAGTATCCGAGGATGCTTGAATATCCAGCTTTACTCCCGGCGAAGTCGTCCCAATACCCAGCCGCTCCGCACTCGCATCCCAGAAAAGAGATTGGCTCGACCCCGTTTCATCGTAGAAGGAAATGTCGCCGCCTGAAGCAATGGAAAGTGCGTCCGTTTGCGATGAGCCTACTTTGATATTTAAGGAATTGGTTCCGTCAGGGCTATAGATTAAAAAGTCTGAATTAACATTATTGCCGTCAACAATCCGAAGCTCTGGCGAGGTGGTGCTTTGAATCGTAACTCGTCCTGTGATTGTTGCATCATCAGACGTCATGATTCCGTCAACATTCAAGCTGGTATTAAACTGCCCAGTCGTCCCCGTAATCGCCCCAGCACTCGACCCGCCAATGGTCACGCCGTCGATGGTGCCGCCGTTGATGTCAACGCTGGAAATCGTTACGGTGCCGGTAAAGGTGGGGGACGCTGCGGGGGCGGCGTTACTAAACGCGGTTTGAATTGCTACAAATTCTGTGGTAAATTCTGAACCACGAATCACCTTATTACTATCATTCGTAGGCAAGGAATCCTTTGCACCAAAATTTGTACTTGGCGTATATGTAATGCTCAATGTGCTTCTCCTTTAATGCCTATTACTTTTTGCAAAGTTTTCTTCGGCAGTAATAACCTGTAAGTTCCACGGCACATGCAAACCACAAACTGTTTTTCCACGTAAAGGAACAATATGATCTACATGGTACTCTATTTGTGTGGCTAAGCTACACACTGTACGTAAACCGTAAATCTTTTTAATTTCTTCTAAATGCTTTTTAGTTAACCAAGGCGGTGTTGCGTTTAATTTAGCGGCTCTTCGCTTTGCATCATATACATTACGTTTGTGTGGGTTTGCTTTAACCCATTTGCGTATAGCTTCACTGCATTTTTCTTTATTGTTTTCTCTATACGTTTTTACAACTTGCTTTCGTTTTTCTGGATTATCTTTACGCCATTTTGCAGAACGCTTTCTTGCTTTCTCTGCATTTTTTGCGTACCATTTTCTATTTAATTCGTTAATTTTATCTCTATTCTTTTTGCTGTACTCTTGAAGATAAGCTTTACAGCAAGTTTTGCAATCAGCTTGAAGTCCGTCTTTGCTTCTAGCTCTTTTGCTAAATTCTGTTACGGGCTTAATGTCCCCGCAGACTCGACATTCTTTCATGTTACTCTCCGCCAAGAGAAGCAGGGGTACTCAGCGTGGCGGCGCCTTTCCCCCTGCGGTTAACTGCTTAGATGGTGCCGAAGAGCTTCACGCCAGCTTCTGCTCGGTAGGTTTCTACACCGTACAAAGTGTCAGCCGTCATGAGATCAGCAAGCCATTCCTGCTTGTATTGCGTTTGAACACGCACACCGAGCTGCTCTGCAAAAACAATGGCGTCTTTGTGCATCAAAAGAGCGCCCTTTTCGTCAGTGTTCTCGGTAGGAATGTTGGTGCTTACAAATACGTCTACACCGTAAAGAGAGCCGATCTTGCCAGACTCGACAGGCCGTCCGGTCACGAAGTCGGTGCTGACGTAGTTGGTAATACCAAGCAGCTCCTTCTTCATAGCAGGCGGAATAACGAACACGCGGTTGTCCATCGGGACATCGTTGTCGTCAAGCACCTGCAGAGCTTCGCGGAAGCCCAGGTCGGTGAATGCAGCCGTTGCGGTACCAGCAGCGGTTTGCGTACCGGCGCCAGTCAGGAACTCAAGCTGAGACGTAAAGTTAGCAGCCTCAGCGATGAGCGCCGTGTCAACGCGGGTAGCGAGTGCATAGCCTGCATCAGACGTGTAGAACTGACGCAGGCTGTTAAGCGCCTGCACGTCCACAATGTCCTCAATCAGACGGCTGTACTCGTAGTGCTGGTCGATAGCAATCGTCAGCTCAGACTCGGTGGCAGCGATTAGCGTCACTTCCGTTTGAGCAGCCTTGACGCTGGCATTGCCACGGGTCGGCTTCGGAATGTGAATCGTATCGCCTTTCTTGCCGGTCATGCTCATGGAGCGAACAAGGGGCTTAACAACCAGGGACTTCTCGTATGCAGCAATGATCTCATCGGACCAAATCTCGGGGATGAAAGTCGCTGCAGTGGTCTTCGTTACGTGGTTAGATCCAAGTGCCATGATGTATTACTCCGTTAGTTTAATCATTTGACTCGACCCTCTTGATACGCTTTCATGATTTCAGGCATGAGGGCTTCGTATCGTTTCGGGTCACGGTTCATTAGTTCAATAATGTCTCGACGCCGGTAAACCTTCCGCGACTTAGTACTGTCGGGGTTGGACCGTGCCGAACCTGTAGAAGCTTTCTTGATTTCGTTCTGCTGCGCCACCTTTTCGACCTTAGCGGTTTGCTCGACGATACCGCGACGCTCCTTATAGAGCGTTAGCAGCTCGTCTGCGGCAGCAAAGTCATAACCTTTATCTGCTCGCTCAAACAGCTCTTTACGAACCTGTGACTTACCAACCCACTCCTGAAAACCAGCGTCCGTAAGGACATCTTTCATGTCAGGGTGTGCAGCTTGTAGTTGGGCTAGCGCTTGAGACTTTGCCATCTCTGCCGCCACAGCCTGAGACTGCTTAAGCATTGGATGATTTTCAATAGCTTTCCTAACTGCTGCTTGTGGGTCGGTGAAGAAGTCCACCTCGTCCACTTCTGGTTCCGGTGCAGACGGAGCCTGTTGCGCTGCGATAGACTGCTTAACCATTTCGTCAAAGGCTTTACGTAGCTCTCCGACTTCTTGGCTTTGCTGGCCTAAGCGTTGCTCAAGCTCTCTGTGCATCGTTGCAATCTCTGATGCACTCTTGCCCCTGTACTTCTCGGGGAGATCGTCTTCGGCTGCTTGTTGCTCTACCTCTTCCGCTTCCGCTTGCGCTTCAACATCAGCGGTTTCTGGCTCTAGCTCGTCAAGCGTACCGACTTCGGTTGCCTCTTCAAGTTGTTCTTCTGGGGCGTCTACTAATCGTGCCATTATTAAACTCCGGCCCTTACGGGTTATCAGATTAAACTAAACGGGGCGTATGGCTTATGCTTGTCCGTTCTTAAGGCCAGCCTTGATATGCTCTCGCTCCCACTTCATGGCCGCGCCGGGAAAACTCCCAGAGTAGCCTTCAAGCTTACAGCGCACAGGGCTGATGATGCGTTTGGCAGGGGCACCGCAGGCTCCGCACCGGAACGAGTCGCTATCCCTACCAAACACTTCGGTTACTTCTGCGCAGCTTTCACACTGCACATCCCAAATCTTACGCACGCGTTAAGCGTCCGACTCTTCTTCCGGTTCTTCCGCTTGTTGCTCTGCTGCTAGCACAGCGTTTTCCCAACCGGCGATTTGTAGCAGCGCTTCAAAGCGGCCTTTAGCTTTCCAGAACTCGTTGGACGAGTCGATGGCGCCAAGGTTAAGACTTTGAATGGCTACTCCAATTTCTTTTTGGAAGTGCTTCCAGCCGTCCGTAAGGAACAGGCTACGGCAATCTTCAAAAAACTTTTGGTCTTCACTACTCATCTACTTTCTCCTTAGTGGTGTTACGACGGGTGGTTGCTTGCGGAGCTGACATTAGCTTGTCAACTTTTTCCTCAATAGCGTCTAATCGCCTGAACACATCCTGAAGGTAGGAAGTAGTGTTCTTAACTAATTCATCAAACTTTTGTTGTGAAACAAGTGACATGGTTGTCTCCGTGAGGCCAGTCTTTGTGGGTATTGCTAACGTTTTTTAGTTTTAACAGTATTGCTTCTTTCTTTCAAAGTCTTCATGCGTTGTCCAGAAGTTGCAGCGCGTACGCCACGTGCTGCTTTTGCTTGGCTAGTGCTAGCGCGTTTATTGTAGCTTTTACGCTCTGCTTTTGCTTTAGCTGCACGCGGCTCAACAACATCTTTAACAGCTTTAGCGCCTGCTGCAACAGCACCAACTAAAGGAGCTGCTCGGCCTGCACCGCTAAGGGCACGCTTAGAAGCAGCAGCGCCAGCCGCTTTAGCGGCCTTTTTAATTTCTGCATCTTTGCGCATAGCCCGTGCTGCGTCTTTTTGATAGCGCTCTGCCATACGCTTATTGGTGCGGCGCTCAATTTCACGCTGTTCTTTTACTAAGTCAGGGTTTTTAGCGCGGCGTTCCACTTCAGTTTTAGACACAGCCCGTCGAGGAGACTGACTACGAACACGTTTTACTCGCTTAGCTTGTGCTTGTTCTAGCTTGGTTGGCATTTCAGCCTCCTTAAAGATTCCTTATATCTTATCATATTTTGAGACAAATGTCAAGCCTTATTTCTTGCTTTTCGTACCGCTGCACTTCCAGCGCTTGCGGCTAAGGCGTAGCGGGCTGTTCGGGTCTTTGGCTGCTTTGGGGTGGCTCTTCATTTGTCCAGCGCTACGTGCGCAGTACGCGTCACCTTTGGAGGTTCCAGGGCGTACACGCGGCCCGCCGCCTTTAGCTTGCCCCGCTTGCCCATACGACACTTTCTTGCCGCTAGCGGTTACTTTAACGCGTGCCTTGCCTTTAGCGGGCGTACGTTTATTTGGCATTACGCTTCCTCCTACGACCAGAAGCCGTTACGGCATGCTTGATGGGCTTGCTGCTAGTCTTGCGTTTGGTAGACGAACGCTTCTCAGCAGCAGTCATTTTGTCTGCCACGGCTTTTGGGCGGCATGACGGATACGGGCGCTTCTTCTTGTCTTTACCAGAGCGGCCACACTTCTCGCCGGTCTTCAAGTCACGCCAGTCTTCCTTAAACCACTTAGTCAGGCCGCCCTTGGGTTTGTTAGGCATAGGTGCCTCCGCGTTTCTTGTACTCTTTGGTAAGCCAGCCGCTAGCGTACGCGGACGGCCAAACGTCAAACTTACGCTTAGCCTCTGCTTTTACCTTTGCGTACAACGCTTTGTTCTTTGGCGTAGCGCCAGACTTCTTAGTAGCTGCCACGTTTCATGCTCCGCGTCGTGCGCTTAGATTTCGTACGGGCCGCTGCGCCAGCGCGCTTGAGACATTTGCCAGCTTTCTTGCACTTAGCGGGGGTCGGACAGGATGCACAGGGTTTCATTGTCTAGCTCCTAGTGTGGGCCGTAGTGGTTGTAGCTGTTTAGCTACGGGTAGGTTGTAATACCATACAGTGCCGGGAAGACAGGCGCTATTGGTTTCCACGTACTGGTTGCTGCATCCCACGCTAATATGTCACCGTCGTTTGGCGTAGCGTTTGACACATCACACAGCTCTTGCAACTTCTTGGTAACAGACGGACGAACAAAGATTGTGCCTTGAGTTTGGTGTGAGCGCGTTACGGCAGCAACAAGCACTGAACACACAGGCGGTGTAGGCTCTACATTAGTAAGCGTTCCGGGCGTAGCGGAAGAAAGCCAAAGCAAGTCACCCTCGTTAAACGCTAGCGTGTCAATGTTACGCACCTTACCAAAAGACGTAACGTAACCAAACTCGTTATTATCAAAGTCTTGATTAGCTACGCCAATAACCCACTCTTGACGAAAGCCAGAAGCATTTATGTTTGCTTTTTGAATAAGTAAATGGTCGCCTTCAGCGCCAGCAAACATAACAACTTGCCCCTTGCTAATTGCTCCTGTAGCCTTAGCGTAAAATAACTCTTCTTGTCCAAGCTGTAGCGTTACTTCATCGCTTAGCGGAAAGTTAATCGTGCCTTCAACATCGTTCCAAGAAGTAGCGCCAGCAGAACCGGGTACGTTTAAGGACGTTGCTTCTCCTGTTCCGCTGCCCTGCGACTGCCCCAGTACGTACGTATTGCCCTCAGAGGCTCCCAGAAGCTCTGTGAGCGCTCCTACGTCTACCTCGCTACCATCCGTAAGGGTAAAGACTAACGCCCCGTCAGCGGCAATATAGGCGCTCTCAACGCCCACACCGTCCTGACCGTCAGCGCCATCTGCTCCGTCAGCGCCGCTAGGCCCTTGTGGCCCTTGTGGACCAATCGGCCCAGGCGGTCCAGCTTTGCCGTCACGTCCGTCCTTACCAGTAGGCCCTTGAGGGCCAGGCGTTCCAGCGGGGCCTTGTAGGCCTTGCTGCCCCGGCGCTCCAGCAGGCCCTTGCGGACCTGTGAAGCCATCCATCTTTTTAACTAATGCTAGGAGCGCTAGATCGGAAGCCATAGCTTATTGCTCCTGTTGCGGCGCTTGCGGCTCTTGCGGTTGTGCACTAGCACCGCCCATTTCGGTTAGCTGGCGGATTAGCTCTGCTTCAGCTTTAGCCTTAGCCATTTCGGCTTCGCTGTTCTGCTTGCCCCGCAGCTCTTGCTCTCGTAACAACAGCTCCGCCATCTTAACGCGGCGCTCAAAGTCTTTGTCTGCAACGCCATCGTTGTTCTGGTCGCTGTACTTAAGCGTAAGCTCCGTGGGTGCCAGCTCCGTTTCCGTGTTGTACTTGTTAGCACGGGACTGCGACTCAGCGGCCTGTGCTTGGAGAAGCTGCACTTGACCCTGCAGCACAGCCATCTGCGCTTGCTGCTGCGCCATAGCCATCTGCTGAGCTTCTGGGTTCGGCTGTGCGCCTGCCTCAATTGCAGCAATCAACTCGTCGCGGTTGGTGACGTTAAGGTGGTCGATGATGCCTTTGATAACCGCGCCGTGCGCAGGCGACTCAGGCGGAACCATCTGCAGGATTTGTGCAAGCTGTGCCACTTCGTACTCACGGGCCATAGCGCCAAGAGAGCTGAACGGCACAAACTTGTAATCCCGCACCGGATAGTTCTCCGGGTCAAACTGCATGTAGCGATGCGCTGCTTTGCGCACAAACGGGATTAGGAAGTTTTCTTGGAAGTTAACCAGCGTACGCTTTTGACGCTTGACAATAGCGCCTTGCGTCATGGACATACCGGCAGCAGTTACGTCATTCTGCACCATGCCCGCATTGGCTTCAGCAGCGCCAGTTGCTTGGCTAACCATCTGCTGTAGCTGTGCGCCCTGCGCAAAGGTTACTTGGTCAAGTTGTCCAAACTTAAAGGGCAGCAGCGCATCAGACGGGGAGCCGTTGGTAAGCAGCATACGCCCCGGCCTAACTTCAAGCTTGTGGCCTCGCGGGATGCGCGTTGCGTCCACGGCCATCATGGGATGCGTAGTAAGGGCGAGGGCGTCGATGCGTGCACGAAGCTCGGCGTCCAGCGCTTTTTGTGACATATAAGCTTTTTCGCATACACCACGACCCCAAAACATGCTCGGCACAATATCCCATTGGAACGCCACAACAGGGCGGTCTTGGCACATGTAAGGAGACGGGATGGCTTTGAGCAGCGTGCCTTCGTTTGCAATAACAATCACAGCTTCAACGTAGCTGCCCTTCTCGGCAATCTCGTCTTCCGACACGCCCTCTGCTAGCAGCAAGTCACGCGGCACTTTGCCGTAGTATTTGGTTAGCCGTACGCGGTCTTGCGGCTGCGTATCAATGTACGGGTCGGGCTCAATCTCTTCGTCTGCTGCCGCAGTGCCAACGTACACATCATCACGATACACACCAGACTCTTGCAGCTCTTGGACAATGTGCTGCGACACATACTCATCAATAGCGCAGCCAAGCGCATCGTCAACGCACGTGGCGTTAGGGTCGATGAGGAAGTTGCGCGGCTGTACCGGATTAATCTTGACGATGGGGCGATACGTTTCGTTAACACCTACTTCTTGCATATCGCCGTCAAGCAGCGGACGCGTAGCAGGCTTGTACTCTTTCATTTCCTCCACAACCACTTCGCCAATGCCCGTGCCAAACACAGCAGCATTGACCAGCACTTCAGCTACAGCGGAGCGAATGCGCGCCGTGCCAAAGTCTTCGTGGAGCTTGGAGCGCAAGTAAGCAATGTCGCGAGGGTCTTGGTCGTTAAAGTCGTCTTTGATGTCAAACAGTTTCCCACGACCAAAGGTGGCTTCTTCGACTTCCGCAACGTTTGACTCCACTGCTTGAGCCGTAGCAGGAGCAATGAGCTTCGACCGCTCAGAACTACGCTCTACATCTTCTGCAGACCACTGGCTGCGGTAGATGCGCATATACTCTTCATGACGCTCAGCGTAATTACTTTCGTAAAAGTCACGCCACTTGTTGCAACGGCTCACCACCCAATCGGCAAGGTCTTGCTCTGTGCCGAACGTAGTGTCTTGCATAAAGATTGCTTCGCTCATTGTGTGTCCCTTTGTCGTTTAAGCGGAATGGCCCAAGCTAATAGCCCGCTACGGCGTCATACGGTTCGTATTCATCTTCAACATTTAAGTTAGCCATGTACGGCACTACGGCCATCTGGTCTACGTAACTCAAGGCATCAAGCAAGTCGTCATGCACTAGCTGCGACGGAAACGCAGAAGCCTCATCCACTAGCGCTGTGTTCCAAGCGCCATGCTTGAAGCGAATGCGCTTATGCTCTAAGCGGCCTTGCAGTGCCCACAGAATACGGTCTTGCTTTTTTTGGTTGCCGTGTGACAACAACTCAACACGAAACACACGAGCAGTTCGGCGCATAAGGTCGCTGAGCGGCCCCATAACGGCCTGCTGAGCAATTCCCTTTTCGACTCCCACAGCAGGTGGGCGGTATTCCTCAACGGCCTTAAAGATGCGCTCTGCTGTCTCGTCGAGCGTCCAGCGACCAAACTGTATATCTTCAACCCACCACACGCCATTCTCGTCTACAAAAACAACAGCAATGGCACTATTGTCTCGCCGCTTCGTCTTGTTGCCTCTATCACTTTCAAAGCCTGCCAAGTCAACCGCGATGTAATAGTCTCCCGGCAGCTCTCGTGGCTTCTCGTCATAATACATGAATTCATCAGCATCAAAGAACTCCGAGCCTTGAGCGTCAAAGCTAGCCATATACTCTTGGTTAAAAGCCCAGCGGGGCAGTGTCGCTTCCGCATGGTCAATTTCTTTGCTATCAAGGAACGGATTGTCCCGTGACGTAAACTGCCACGCAGACCAATCGTCCCAGGCCCCGGAGTAGCCTCCCATCCACATATCGTAGAAATGGTTCCGGCCTTCAGGCGTTCCGATAAACAGCGCTTTGCCTTTAAGGTCTGACAGCGCCGGACGTAGGATGGCTTCCCACACGTCTTGTTTCATAAACGCCAACTCGTCCATGACCAAATACTTCAAGGACACACCCCGCAGGGTGTCGGGGCGGTCAGCACCCTTTAAGTATATGGTGTTGCCGCCAGCGAGCGTGATGGTTAGATTGTTGATGTTGCTGTTCTCGACAATCTCTCCAGCTAGTTCAAACAGCTTTTCCCACAGGATGTCACGCGCCATGCCCTGTGTTGGTGCAACATAGAACACCTTTCCCGGCTCACCGTTAAGGGCCGCTACGATTAGCGATACGGCAGCTAGATGGCTCTTGCCGCATCGCCGGCCAGCAGCGACAACCTTAAAGCGGCTGTCATCTTCATACACTTCCTGCTGCCACGGTATGAGGGATAGGTCTATGTTAGCCATTGTGTGGGCCGTTACGCTCCCTTTTCCGACTCATACAGCTCTTCATATTCCCCGTCTTCAGCATCGTCGGCACCGTTTTCAACGGTTACAGACCCTGACGGGACACCAATACCACTAATGTTAATGGACACTTGCGCTTGCTGCTTACCGTCTGACGTAAAGCCCGCTACGGGCATAAGACGATCTGCTAAAAGCTTTAGCGCTACAGCCTGCTGCTTATGCTCATCATCAAAAGCAATATCAAACATCTTCTCAATTAACGCAGGTGACTTAGGGTTTAGCAGTAGTCGTGCCCTAAACTCTTTTAATGCTGCCGCCTGCTGTCTTTTACTCAAATCCTTAGTCGATTGGAGTGCCGCTTTGGAGGGGCGACCG